CCTTCAAGGAGCCTCCAGCGCCGAGGTTTCTATCGTGAACACTGGTGTGTCGATTACCCGAGAGATTCAGACTCATCCTGTGAACATCAACACCTATGCGTCTGAAATCGTTCTACCCTCCTTCGAGCGTATGGATGAGGTGGCGGCGCTCAACGTCCTGGGGGAATAATCGGGTCTGACACTCTAACCCTTTTCCCCGGCAGTCAGACCCTATTGGGGAAGCAGGTATCCGAGCTGGTAGGAGATGACTTGATGGTCAAGGCTGATGGCTCCGTGGTCGGCACGTTCCATCATGTAACGGGATACACTGAGTTCAGTTCTGAGCCGAACGAACAGGAGGGGTATTACTTTCCTTTCCACTTGGCCAAGACCGGAACTAGGATGACTTTCAAGAAAAACGGGTCTCCGACCAAGCAGGACATTGCATTTGATTCGGATATTATTTTCCGGGTTACGAAGACCGATACTTTTGAAGTCCTTGTGGACGGACAAAGTGTTGTTAAGTTCAACTTCTCTGGAGCTACATTTGAGAGTTAAAAAAGCGGGAGGCAGCATGAAGTTTATTCCAAATTATCGCGTGTGCTATAGCGGCCAATTTTACGAGGCAGGGACTCAGTTCTCCATCAAGGCCGAAGACGCGGATATGATGAAGCGGCACGGGACGGTGTTGGATGAACCGACGCCGCTTCCCGCAACTGAACGAAGAGCCGGGAGACCAAGGAGGGGAAACAATGGACAACCTAGCGAGGTTGAAACTCAGAACCGAAGAGGTTGACGAGGCGGTTCTGCAAGATTGCCTAGAGAGCGCAAAGGCGGCGATTATGGCCCGTCGCTATCCCTTCCAGGAGTGGCCCGAGGAACTTGAGAGCCGGTATCTGGATTTGCAGTTTAGATGCGCACTTGATCTCTATAACAGAATCGGAGCAGAAGGGCAGCTCAGTCACGGAGAAAACTCAATCAGTCGGTCTTGGGAGTCCTCTTGGATTTCTGAATCGCTCTTGCAGGAAGTGACACCGCTGGTCGGGAGGATAACGTGATGACAGTTAATGTACTTGGAGAAAGCTATACCCTGAATTTCATTTCGGAGGAAGAGGACGAGGGCCTGAAAGACTGTGACGGTTACTGCGACGATACTATCAAAACGCTGGTGGTCAAGCAGTATAAGCGTGGCGAGCCAGGAAGCAAGAAAGCACTTGATCTCCAAGAAAAGAAGAACTTCCGGCATGAGATCATCCACGCATTTCTCTGCGAAAGTGGCCTTGCGGAAAACTCCACATGGGCGCAGGAGGAAGAAATGGTGGATTGGTTTGCCAAGCAGTTTCCTAAGCTGGCGGCAGCGTTTCGGGAGGTTGATGCCCTGTGAGAAGCCTCCTGCGTAACCAGCAGCCAGTGTTCTACAAGCTTTATGAGGGCCAAGAGGAAATTGTGGATGAGTGGGGAAACCCAACCGGCAGCTATGTCCCCATTTACAGCGAATTGAAATCCACTATGCTCTGCGTCTCCCCTAACAAGGGCAATTCTGAGGTGGAACAGTTCGGCTCTTTGGAAGATTATGACCGAACGGCCACAACGGCTGACCCGCATTGCCCCATCGATGAGAACTCCGTGCTGTGGGTGGACGGGGCCGATACAGATGGCCCGTATAACTACATCGTAAAGCGGAAAGCGCCGTGGAAAAATTCTACGCAGTACGCCATAAAGAGGGTCACTGTGTCGGAGTACGAAGCAGAAAAGAGCCTGTTTGATCAGAAAGTCAAAGCGGAGGCCGCCTATGCCAACCATCAAGCTGAAACTGAATACGGACTCCATCAATCAGGCGTTGAAGGAAGTCAAGGCGTACCAGAGGAAGGTTGAGCAGGCGCCGCAAAAGTTGATTGAGTACCTGACAGCGCAAGGTGTTGAGATTGCCAAGATGAATGTGTCCGACATGAACGCCTACGACAGCGGAGAGCTATATAACAGCATCCATGCCGAACAAAAATCGGGTGTTGGGTATGTCATAGCGGACGCCGCCCATGCCGCCTTCGTGTGCTTTGGCACCGGCATTGTGGGAAAGAACAATCAACACCCAAATATCGCAATCGCCGGGTGGAAGTATGACGTGAACGACCACGGGGAACTAGGGTGGTGGTACATCGGGCGTGATGGACGGGCACACTGGTATGCCATCCAGGCCGTACATGTATAACACCGCCCAGCAACTCAGGCAAATGGTCATTCCAGCGGCAAAGGAGGCGTTGAAGTGATTGACGTGGAGAGCCTGATATTCAGTCAGGTCGCAGAGGCCCTCCGGGTGGCTTTTCCAAGAATATTCGTTAGTGGCGAATATGTAGACACCCCTGCGAAGTTTCCCGCCGTGACCATCGTGGAGAGCGACAATGCGGTAGTGCAGCGAATGCGAACGACCAACATTGAGAACGCTGTAACGCTGATGTATGAGGTAAATGTTTACACCAACACCGTCGGCTACAAGAAGTCCGAGGCAAAAGACATTATGGAAGCCGTTGATGGCGAATTTTCCAAACTGGGATTTGCGCGGACAATGTGCAATCCTATTTCAAACCTGAGCGACGCCACGATCTACAGAATGGTGGCGAGATACACAGCCACGGTGGGCAAAGATTTTTGGGTCTACCGTGCAGAATAATTCAGAAAAGAGGTAATTCAATTGAGTCAGAGACTTTCTACTGCGGGTATGACATTGCAGTATGCCGTTGAGACGAGTGCCGGAACCCGTCCAACTACAGGGTACATTAAAATTCCGGAAGTAAAATCTATGCCCAGTTTTAATCCTAGCCCCAATACCATTGACTCCACCACTCTGGAGGAGACCGAGTACATGACCTACGTCCAGGGCTTGAAGGACTTGGGCGGCGCTCTGGAGTATGGGGCAAACCTGACCGAAGACCTGATCGACGCTTGGGATACCCTCATGGGGGCTTATGATACAGCCGTTGAAGGAGATAAGCAGGTGTGGTTTGCCGTGGTTCATCCGCAGCTGGCAGATGCTACTTACTTTGTTGGAACTCCTGCTCCCCTTGGATTGAACGAGGCAAGCGTCGGCTCCATGCTGGAAACCACGCTTTATATCACGCCAAATAGTGCCCCTGTGATGGCGGCAAAACCCACCGAGGGACCCTGATTAACAATCTTGAGGAGGCATACAAATGAGCGAAAAGACCATTGATATTCAGGACATCGTAAAGCCTGCCCGCCTGACTGATGATAAGACCGGACAAGTCTATGTCCTGGATTTTTCTCGTGAGAGTATTGTGTTTGCTGAACGTAACAAGTTTAAGCTGGAGGATGCCATTGAGTATCCTGTTACTGGCATGAGGGACCTGTTCTACTATGCGTTTCGCAAGAACCACCGGAATATCTCTAGGGAAAAGACAGACAAGTTGATCGAAAAGTGGGGCGGCGGCATCCCGGAGGAACTGGTGAAGCGGCTCATTCAGCTTTATCAGCAAGCTCTTGCGGCCAACTCTATCGTTGTTGACGAGGACGCCGCAAAAAACTCCGGACTGACTCTGGAGCTGTAAAGGGTCCAGAGTCATTTGAAGAACTGTTCGTGCGTGACTGTTCGTATTATCTCTCTATCGGTATGACATGGGAGCAATACTGGAACGGAGACGTGTGGATGGTGAACATTTATAGGGAGGCTGATAGACG